TATTTTCCGTATTGGTATCAACCAAAGTAGCAACATTTGACATTGCCTTCTCAAAATCGGCAGCCGATTTAATAGCAGCAACACCGATTCCCGCAGCAGCAGCAGCCCCAGCCATTGCTCCAGCCTTCGCCATACTAGCAGCCATACTCTTGAAATCTTTATTAAAAGATTTGAGCTTTTGACTGGCTTTATCTTTCAAAGAAAGGATTATATTTAATTCACTTGGTGTTCCGAGTCCAAAAGGCATTTTATTTTTGTTTCTTTAATTGGATATTAATCCAAACCATTTCAATAAAGTAAAAGGGTTGCTGCTGGTAAGTATAATAGTCCCAACCCATTGCTTGGCAGATTTCAGCTACTTTCAATTCTTCTGGCAAATCCCGATGTCCCCGTTTAAATCTTTCGTATTCCTTCAGGACTTTTTTTTTAGTTCAGCGTAGTTCCGAATCTTATCTATTTCACCTTTAACACAATCGTAATCCTCGGAAGGCATTTCCAATAAAGTTTCAACAATGTTCTCTTTGTTCCCGTTTATGCTAACAACTGCCATTTCTAAAAGCTTTTTTTCCATAGCTATCATAGCATCTCCCGTTGAACCTTTTACTCCAGAAACAACTCCACCTGAAGTATCGGCAGAATCCCAAATAATCTTCTGTATCTCAAACTCTTCCTTAGCCGTCAGGTAGGTTTTAATTTCAACTTTAAACTTCTTGAAAGGAGTTTCAATTGTCCGGGTTTCTCTCTCTTCCATTTTAGTATTGGCTACTAACTTCGTTATACAATCGGGCTTCCACCATTTTGGAATCAGCAATCTTAAAGTTCGCCTTCATAGTAAAGGTTTCTGTATTAATTCCGTCCAAATCTTTTGCTGTCGCCCAATCAGTTATTTTAACTTGATTAAGGTCAATAACCAAACCTACTGGACTACCAGAAGAAAGATTTTGCTCCATCTTAAATCTAACTGCCTGAGGCGAACCAGATTGGAACAAATCTCGGAAGGTAGTGCTTTCATAAGTTCGGGTTACTTCCAAAGTAATCCTAATGGTTTTGTTGAGAAAGTCCTCTGGACTAACCGAACCCAGCACGTCATCTTTTTCTAATTCTTTCTCAATAACCAAGGTGGCAGATTTAACTTTAACTTCACTTGCAGCTTCCAAAGAAGCAACATCATCAGCAAATTTAAGTTCAATATCGTTCGCAGTAAACTCGTTCTCTGATGTATAAGAAGCTGTAACAGGAGTTGAAGTTCCTTTTTGAGCCATAAAATTGGCTGTAAAAAGAACAAACTCGTTCAAATCAGCCACAATTTCAAGGCTTCCCAACATTGCCAAAGGATAAGCCATATCTCCCATAGTCGGGTCATCAACCTCTATGGTAAGAGAAGGATGCTGGTGCGATTGAAGAACAGTAAAAGTATGGGTGTAAATCCCAGCCACAGGACTTCCTGATTCAGGAGTAGATGATTGTCCAAGAGCATTTAACAGCAAAAGTCCAATAGCTTTGTCCCGAACAACCCCATTGATAGCTCCTTCTGCCCATTGGCTTACCACTTTTCCGTCAGTCGTGTCTTCTATTACTCCGTAAGATTGGTCATCTTGAATTAGAATAATCTTATCTTCAAGGTCAAAGCCCCGACGAGGTATCCAATAACTTGAAGCAACAGGAGTTCCCCGAGAAGATTCTTTGCCAATCCCTATTTTAACGTCTCTGCCTGTATATTTACCCATTATTTTTTAATCTCCCTTAATTTTCTCTTGGCTTCCTCTAATGAGGAAGCTTTAATCGTTATTCTTTCGTTTGGGAAAAAATAATCCTCCTCCCGACCTTTTGGCACTTGGCGAGGAGTTTCTTCTTCCTTTAATTGTTGTTTTTTTTGTTTAGCCATTATCTTTGTTGTATGAAGTGGGCAGTAAACCTGATTGTTCCTTCGGCAGAATACAAGCCAGGAAACCTGCCTGTGGCAACCTCTCCTGGAGTAGCCACCGAGAAAGTCCGAATATCGGTTCTCAGGTGATTACTGGCATCCACATTTAAATTATTCCTTAAAATATGCAGAATGCTTGAAGTTTTAAGAGCATACGGAGTTCCGCTACTCTCCCTGCCGACCAAGGCTTCAAGCACTTTATTCAAACTTGTAACTAAAGCTGGGTCTTCAAACGTCTGACGAATATCTGCAATATAAGTTAATACTAATCCGATTCGGTGTTCATCTTCGTTATCTGAAAACTCCTCCGCCTCCGTCGTTTCAATGCTTATCATTACCGCAGGAAGCATTGAGGCTGGTATTTTTGCCACCAAACCATTGTAAAATCCTTTAATGCCAGTTGTTTTGCTTTTTATCAAATCCAAATACTTTTTTATGATTGGGTCTTCGTAACTCATATATTTCTGTGAACTTTATTCCAAAGCCCTTCGTGAAAAAACTTGACAATTCTGTCTTTTAATTGATTGGTAAGTTTCATCATTATTCTACGAGGAAGTTTATAGCGAGGCTGTCTGGACTGATGATATTTGAAATAATCAACAGCATTATACACTTCTCCACTCATTTTACTTGCTTTCGCACGGAATCCTCTTTTCATTCTACCAGTTTTTTGAAGTAAAGGCCAGGGCTTTGGCACTTTTCTTGGTTTCCAAGGTTCTCCAATTGCCCTTCCTTTAGTGTCAAAAACTTCTCCTCCAAAGAAATCCTTTAAAAAATTCGTGCTTTTCTTAAACTCTGACCTGAAATCTTTAACCCTGTTCCCTATCCCATTTAGCCTTCTGGCTAATTGGGTTTCCCCTTCAATTTTCCATTGTAATTCCAAAGGCATGTTTTTTCTGGAAGGTAGATAGTAAGCAGAGGGAGGACTGACTTACTATCCACCTTTCAGAATTCTTTTTTTATTCTTTGAACGATATCTCCTCCCGAATCTTCTTCTTCTAAATCTTTGGTCGTTTCGTCTGGCCATCCATCAACACTAACTTCCGAAAGTTGGGAAAGCACATTTCCACTACTATCTCTTAAAGTCAAAGCTCCTGATTTTATGTCCGCCAACTTTTGTTCTGCCCACTTCACCCACCTTCTTCCCCGAGTGTCCTCGGTTTCATCCCCACCAACAGAGTATTCTTTATCTAAAATCAATCCCGCAGCTAAAACTTTTTCTATTAGTTTAATTAAATCAGGAACTTCCGATAAAGGCAAAGAATAAACTCCCCCAATCGCATTCAAAACTAAAGCATGAGCTTCGTTGGCATACTTTTCCAAAACAGTGGAATCCATCGGTGACCAATCATAGTCGCACGTCATTGGAGTTCCAGAAGCCGGAGCATCACTCAAGGTTAATTTCCCTAAATCCGCATCAATATCAGAAACTGTTACAGGCGAACCACTGGCATAAACAACAACATCAGCCACAGAAACAGGACTTCCACTATAATTCCTATCTACTATCGGCTTGTTTAAAACATAAAAAATCTTATTCGTTCCATCACCTTCAGAAGGATTTAAATCCTCACTCCTTGCTTTGTATTGGAATCCAGCTTGTTCCCTTATTTCTTGTAATGTTACATAATTTGCCATTTGTTTAAACGGCAACTGAGGAGGGTAGGAAGTCCCAGCTGGCGACTGCCTCCCTCCTACAGAATACCTTCAAAATTAAAGATTTCTGGCGTTTTACTCAACATCCAAAATTCTGCGGGCTACTGATGTTTCCTCGCTCCCTACCGAACTAAATGCTGGTTCAGGAGAAACATATTTACGAACCCTAATAATATCATAATAGCTTACATAGTATCCACAATAAAATTTATTCGCATCTGAATCTGAGTTATTAAAGCTTCTATTTTCACATATAATTTCACCATTGGCATAAGCAGAAAAGGTCTTTGCAGTCATATCAATAATGATTTTTATCTGATACCAAGTATCGGGCGAACTTGTTAAATCTGAGGTATGCCAACCACCACTATCATAGTATCCCCACTTTCCACTTGTCGGATAACCACTATCAATAAATGCAGCAATTCTATTTGAAGCATCTTTAATTCCATAATTCACTTTATCTCCTGCCAGAGTGAAATATAAAGCATTTTCTATTACTCGGTTTCCCGTATGTGTAAAAGTTCTCATATAAGTATTACCTGTGCTATTACTATAATTACCCATCCCTTTATCTCTTTCATACACTATCGTGGTCTCCAACCGACCCCAACCAGGATTTTGAGGAGTCCAATTCACTTCCATCTCCTCAGTATCAGCATAGCTTTCAAAATCATCACCAAGAATAAATGTATTTTCTATACTTGAAGTTGTAGAATCTCCTAATTTTCCATAATAAACATAAATACTTACATTACTTCCCAAATCATCTGTAATCTTTACCCAAACTTCAATCGGGTCAGCAGTCCTATCTTTTATCCAATACTTCAATTCAGTTTCTCCATCATTATCAGTAAAACGAATATCATTGGGGAAATCCTCGCAATGTCCTTCTAAATGGAAATCTCCACCAGAAGAAGAACCTATTGAAAAAGGAACTTGATAATCCGTCCCAGCACCAGATTGTCCAGTTATATTTATTTGTTTGCGGTAGGAATAACCTGTTAGCCAAGGGTCTAAATGCCCGTATGCTCCTTCGCTCCCCACCGCCTCTATAAAGAACTGCTCTGGTTTGGGCATCAATAAAGGATATTTAATCTCTATTCTGAAATACTGGATGGCTTTGTTTAATATCGGCTCTCTTATTTTCTGCCTTGCCTTGTAATTCATCTTGCTTTTTTCCTGAATGTTTTTTGAAGCAATTAAGAGGTTGTTTTCGTGCTGGTCAAAATCTTCTATTGTTAAGGGTTGCCATTCGTCTCGGTATCTGGTCTCGGTAGAGGTAGCCACCAATTCCCACTTTTCGCAAGTTTTCTCAACTTTCTCGTTTGTTGACGAAGCAGTATAAGAACAATCATAAGTGGTAGTGCTATATTCTGGAATTATCATTTGGTAAGGAACATCCTGAACTAATTCTGAAATCTCGGTTATGGTCTTTTTGTCATCTTTGAAAAATAATTGTAGGTTTATTTGCTGTCCCAATCCGCTTCTGTTTTCCACCATTACGTAGATAACCCCGCCTGTGGTGGAAGAGTTGGTGCGGATTATCAAATCTTCTCCTTCGTTGTCATCGGTATAGGGAAATTCTATTCTCTGTTCATTGACTTCTATAAAAGGAACCTCTTTTGGCTGCAAAGCAACGGTTGACGCATAAGCCACTCCCACAATTCCCAAAGCAACCAGAACTTTCTTTATCTTTCTTTTGAGCCAACCTATTCCGCTTTTGATTTTTTGTTTAATGTCAATCATCGTAGATTCCGTTAACTTGAACCATCAAATAAGTGGGGTCGGAAGCCACCGAAGTAATCGCCAGTTTCAATTCCTCGCCAACCGCTCCCGAAGTGTCTCCGCCCAAAGTGTCATCTAAAACCCCTGTGGTATTGCAAGTAATGTCCGTGCCGTTTATATCTGAACCCGCTATCTGAACATCCAAATCAACGGTTCCTACTAAAGTCTTGCAGTAAATTGAGGTGAAGGTTACGGCTTTGTTCAGCTCTTCAAAAAAGAAGTCGTCATCCGCAGTCGGGTCTTCAAAGGCAATCTTGGCTTTGTAGACATACAACTCGCTGTCCGCTTCCACGCTATCTCCCGATAAGGTTAAACTTCTGCCTGCTACTAAATTGGTGTCGTCGGAGATGTCTATCGTTGAAGTGGAAACATTACCAGAACCATCAACCTTTAAAAAACCTGTGTCCAATCCGCTTAAAGTAAGTCCCACAGCCGTCAAACTCGTAGCATTTAAGCTTGTTATCCCAGTTATATCAAACCCGCCAACATCCCAATCCCCCGTAAGAGATTTTGTGCCGTCTTGCCTCAAAAATATATCCGAGAAAACACCAGCAGTGGTCGGCACGCTCAATCTTGAAGCAGTGTTCCCTTCATAATAAATGGTCAGTTCCCCAGTTGAACCAGAACCGACATTAGCATAAACCATAAGCACCAACCTGTCTGTTGAGGCGAGAGTTACTTCAGATGAAAGGGCAGCGTGTATCTCAACGCTTCTTCTGTCGGTTATCGTATCCGACACTTCGGAAGTCATAATAACCGCCCCAGAAGTCGTAGCCAGAGTAAAGTAAATCTGGACATTATTGTTGCTTCCCGTTTCTTCGGCGTGAACGTGAAGCGTGTAAACCCCAGAACTCAAAACTTTGGTCAAAGTAGTGGTTGAAATCCAAGTAAAAAGAAGTTGGTCATCCGTGGACGCTGGCAAAGAGGAGGAGGCGATTGACTGCTCCGTCCCATCCAAATCGTAGTCAAACATATTCAGATAACCCGTCCCTGCGTCGGTAGAGGAAGCCAAAAAGTAATCCAGAACAACATCTACACCTAAGTCCACATACTCTTTGGTGGCTAAATGAGAGCTGGAAGTTGGCATAACGCCACCCACCGTTCCTGTAAAAGCCCTTGAGCCATTGGTTAAAACATAAGAAGATTCGGAAGTTGTCGCCCAATTCGTTCCATCTGTAACAAGCATCAAACCCGTAGACGTTGATATGGAAGCTATTTTGCCAAGTTTAGAATTAGTATTTTTTACCAAATAATCAAGAGAATCAGGGTCATTTGAATTATCTATACCAACTTTTTCTTCTAAATTGTTTATTGCACCCACAATGTTATTCCAAGCAGAAGATTGAATAATATCCCCCGGACTGACGGTTGGCAAATTATCTAATGAAGTAGGAAAAACACTGGCAGCCCAAATAATTCCTCCAATTAAAAGACCACAAACAACCGAATAAATTATTACAAACTTAAACACCTTCATATTTTCGTAATTGGTTAGTTTTTACTCCTAAACCCAACCAAACAAGCATAAGCAGCAGGAGTTGAACTTTTGCCATCTACCTCTACATAAACCTTGGTATCTTTAGTTCCTACCAAAGGAGTATTGAACGATATAGCAATCCCAAGGGGAGTGGCAGAACCTCCGGGAATCTCCATTTCCCAAATTGTAGAACTTCCATCTTTTACCCTTATTTTAGAACCAACAATTTCAGAAGAACCAGCGATATCCGTAATAATAATCCTTTCACCACTGAAAGGACTTCCAGTCGCTATGGCTGTTGGAGTTGAAGTAGCTTGGTCTATTGCTACTATTGGTCTGGTGCCGATATATTTTTTCTCCATTTTTTTTGACCTTTTAATGATAATTGACTAATCTCTGACCTCCTCCTCCCAATGGCACAAGGAACCAGAAGGGCAGAGTTAACCAATTACTTTTATTCGGATTCTTCTACTTCTTCGCTCTCTTCTAATGCATCAATCAATTCGGCTTTAGTTAAATCTTTCGCTTCTTCTTCAGTCACAATACCCTTTTCAACAGCAGTGGCTCGGAGTTCACCAACTTTCATTTTTGAATAGTTGGGAATATTCTCCTCGCCAGCTGGGACTTCAGATTCACCAACAGCTTCTAAAACGCCATCGGCCACTAAGGATTCAACCTCATCAGTTTCTTCCAGTTCTATCTCGCTTCCTGCTAGATAAACCTTTCCATCTCTTTTTAAGTTACTTAATACTTTGAATTTCATAGAAGTTATGCTTGTTTCCTAATAACAACTACTTCGTAATCTCCTGCAGTAGGAGTTGCAGTCGCAGCGGTGGGGTTCACCCAAGTAATTGCTATAGTATCATCCGCAGAAATCCTTACATCCGCCAAACCTAATGGAGTAGAACTTCCAGGTGGATTAACAGACAAAATCCTATCATAAGTACTATCCAATCCAGTAATCGTAAATGTTTGCTCACCCGATTCGTTTGCTGCAATTCCTGTTGGTGTAGCACTTAAAGTATAAATCTTTAAATGATACACACCTGTTCCTGATTTTACAACTAACGGTCTGTAAAGCTTATCAAACCCCATAATAGTAAGAACCTTGCTTAAGCAACAGCGTTCTTAATCAGGTAAGCACAATTAACGGAAACAATTTCTCTGGTGTAGCGGTCAGTTACTCTGACGAAAGTTCCTTTTCTGTCCTTGTCATACCACTTGTCTACCACTCTCGGCTTATCAGTTAAATGATATCCAAAGGTCAAACTTCTGGTGGTAGGTCTTGGTGCGACATAAAGCAACCAAGCATATTTACCCCAGATGTAAGCCATTGAACTGGTTTGTCCTTCGTTAGCGGATTCGTATCCCGCAGCAGCGACAATAACCTTAGGAATGTCAAAGATTCTGGCTAAAAGGTCAGGAGTTGCAGCCCCAAGAGCAGAATACTTTATTCTGTCTATAATGTCGGGGTGGTCAAGCAACTTATCGTAAACCTGTTTACCAAGAACCAAAACATTCGGGTCTCGGAAAATCTTAGAATGAATCGCAGCTTTTCCAGTTTTAATGTCGCCAATCGGGTCGGAATTCGTATAATCACTCCACTGGTCGGTGCCAGAAAGGGTCGTGTTATTGGTCAAGTTGGAAGTATTTTTCATGTAGGTCGCCAAATCATACTCCTTCTCAACCAATATCCTTTCTGTAACGTTTTCCGTAGCATCCATTTCAGGGTCAAGAGGTCTTGGAGCTTGTTCCACTAATTCGTCAGGAACAATCTGCTTTAAAGCATGTTCCTTGATTACATAGGCAGTGGATTGACTAACTCCGTAATCAACCTCTTTCGCAGATGCTCCCATTCCTCTAAGAGAAATCACTCGGCGAAACTTGGCTGTATCGTAAGAGAAGTATTTACCAGTGGCAGTTTTAACTTTAACCACAGGACAAATCTGCTCTGCGATATAAGCCTCGTTTTTGTAAGCAACCGAAAGATTAGAAAGTATTGGGTCAAATCGGATGTCTTGAAGTGTAGGTTTCATTATATTGAAGCCTTGACAGGTCCAGTAAGCAATACTTCAACTATATCTCCAGCAGCCGAAGCAGTTTCCAGAAGAACACCAATATAAATGTCTTTATCCGAATCGGCAACCGTAGCATAACCAGCTGGAGTTCCAACACCAACCAAAGAACCAATAGTTGTTAGACTAGCATCTACCTTTACTTTAGAAGTTCCTGCTACTCTAACTACCGCAGCTTCACCTTGTTTTGGTTTGTTTTGAAGAACTCCAATTATCACATCAGTAGTAGACTCGGCTTCGGTTGGTTCAACACCCATAGGAGTCCCACTACCACTCAGTTTCATCAAACAATACTGGTATGAAGTCAAATCTACACTCGCAATAAAAGTAACGTCTAAAATTCCTACTTGCTGACTCATTTTCAAGGTTTATTTAATAACAAGACCGACCTGTTTATCTTGTTCCTCCCCATCTTAATCTTAAAGCCCTTATTCGTTCGCTAAAGCTTCTTGGAGGTCAGGACGTTCGGAGAAAACTTGGTCGTAAGCATCTCTCAAAGAGAGATTCTTATCCTTATCCATTTTCTCCTTTGCCAATTTATCAAGCTCTTCCGAAGCTTTCATTGGCACGCCTGTGTCTCCGCCGAGCTCAGAGAACATTTTGGATTGCGGAATTTCCTCCACAATCTCTTTGAACGCTTTTTGCTGAGCTTCGGTCAAGGAAAGTAAGAATCTTACCATCTTGTCCCGACTCTTTGGCAAAAAGGGTCCGAGCTTGTTTGTTTCGCTGAATATCTTTTTCTCAACATAATTTGATGCTTCCGCTTCTCTCCATTTAGCCATAGCTTTAACACCTTCTTCGCCTTTCTTTTCAAGCATTCTAAGGGTGGCTTCTGAAACTTGAATCATTTTCCCTTTGTCTTTCTTTTTGGCTTTTTCACTCCCTTCAACTTCTTCTTCCCCTTCACCCTCATTTCCTTCTTCTCCTGTTTCTTCTTCGCCACCTTCGCCACCTTCGCCACTTTCATTCCCTTCACCACCTTCATCTTCAGCTAAAACATCTTTAAACTTATCTTTCTGTTCATCAGTTAATTGGTCTTTGTTTTCCTTGAGAAAGTTAACCTCCTCATCTTCCAAATCGGTAGGCTCTTTTTCAAGGATGTCCTCTAATTTTAGTTCCATTTTATCTTTAGCAAGTATCAGCTCGGAAAGCACTATCGCCTGAAGCCCCTTAAAATAGGGACGATTGGTTAATGCTCCCCCAACTAATACATTTTGGTAAACTTTGTGGGTCTCAGGGTCTTCATAATTAGAGTAGAACTCTGGACTAAAATACTTGTAGGCTTTCTTCTTTAAAAGATTCAAGCCGTCCTTTGTCCATTCTATTGTAGCCCAAAGACCATCACGACCTTTGTTAATTAACTGTTTGAACCAACCGATGGCGGGTTTTTCTTCCTCACCAACGGAATGACCTTCAGTTATTGGTATCTCCCTTCTAACTCCGTTATTAAAATTGGAAACAAATTCTTCTATCTCTTTGTCGCTTACTTTTATTTTACCATAAACAGGGTGATTCCAAGTTCCCGTTTGAAGAACTTGAATCTCTGAAACATCTTTTCCTTCCACTTCCGCAAACTTTAAATCTCTAATACTGACAGGAAAACTAATCTCCGCAGTTTTCCTCATTCTCTCCAAAATGCCCCGAAGCTTCTTTTGGATTGAAGCAATTGCCGAAGCTGGAATCCCAGTCGTTTGGGGAGCTCGGGCAATAGCGTTCCTTAAATGAGGCAAATCAACCTTTCCATTAGCATCTTTATAAGGAAGCTTTCTTAAAGCTCTTGGCACGGTTTTGCCTTCAGCATCTTTCTTCCCTCCGGGCATAATGTAAGCAAAGGAAGAATCAGGCAAGTCATTAACGTATTTGGTTGTCCATTCTACAAACTTAAATTGTTCCATATATTTTAAAGTATCCTCCCTCTCTATTGACTTGACTTTTTGACCTTTTAATTGTTTAATAATATTCTGTAAAGTTTGTTCAGAAGTCCTTCCAACTCCCGGACGTTCCACTCTTCGCATTTGACCTCCGCACTTTGGACACTTTATGTCTATACAATGTTTTTCAGAAGTTATTCGGTAGCCACACTTAAGACATTCGCAATTAAATGTTTCAGCAGCTTTCTTTACCCACTTGTCACCAACTTTTTTGTAATCTCTTTTCACCGCAGCCCAAGCAATAGCGTTAGCATGAGCTTCTCGGTTTGGCATCCTTGAAGTCTTAGGGTCATAACCAGCGTAAGCAGAATTGTAAGCACTAACCCAAATCTTAATAGCGTGGGAAGGCAACTTTCTTATTCTCTCTGGTGGATTCTGAACCGTATAGGGCATATCTTATTTCAAAATATCAATTTTCAGACAACCTTGTCAAGTTTTATTTATTGTTTCTTTGTAAAAAGCCCAACAATTCTTTTATTACTCCAGCCAATTGCCTTTGGGCATTTATACTGTTTTGCTGGGTTTTCTCCAACTCGTTTACCGCCCCAATAGTTTTTTCGTGAAGTTCGGCATCGTGCTTTAAGTGATTAGTAATAACCTCCATAAACATTCTAACAATCTTAATTATTACCACTCCGAAAATAAACATTACTACCGCTATTGGACCTCCTATTTTTAGAATTTCTATGTATTCCATCTCTTTCTTTTTTCATTCCTCCCTACGCTTTTATTTAACCGACCATTTTTTAATAATTGGATGTTTAGGTGGCCTGAAAACGTTTATCGTTTCAAAACTTTCTCTCAAAGATTTTGGCATTCCTGTAATGGCAGGTTTTTCTGCTTCTTCTTTCAGGATTTCCACCCAAATCCCCCGACAATTTGAATGGATTAAATCGTTTTTGGTAAACCTATCATTTTTCCTAAAAACTCTGCGGTCAATTGACATACAATAATTACAAGTTACTTCGTCCAAAATTTCACTTCTTTGAAGAGCATAAATATCTTTATCATAATGCCTGAAAGTAGCACGCCTTCCTTGATTAACCGCCTGACCAACAGTAATAGTGGGAACATTGTAAAGCACATCGCCAGCCTTCCTCCTAACTGCTCTTGAAAGATTACCGAGAATTTCAGTATTAGACTTTTTCTGTTGAAGTCCAAGCAATAAAGCCAATTTTCCTGCTTTTAGCATATCATCAGCCATAATGGCAGTCAAAGCATCGGCATTCTTTGAAATGTCCTGTAAAGAAGTTGCTGGAGTTGGGGGAGGAGCTTTTTTCATCTCGTGAGCAGCCATCGTCTTTCCGTATTGAAACATATCGTTCTGGGCATGGTAAATTTCTTTCCTATATTCTCCTTTGTAATGAACATCCATCTTTTGTAGCCTTTCTCTTTTTTCTGGACTGGTTGGAGCTTCAAGCACTATTTGGAACTGCCTAATTAAGTCATTTGAAATGTTTGACATTAATTTCCTTAATTTTCCCTTAAGCTTTCTTTCTACTTCTTCCATTTTCCTTCTGACATCGGCAAAGTTAACTTTCCTTTCAGCAAAAGTCAAAGGACGCCAAGCATAAAACTCACTCGCTTTCTTTTTTTCTTCGTCAGGCTTCAAATCTTTCTGTTTCGGCTTCTCTTTCGTTTCTTCTTCTGGTTCTGGTTCTTCTGGTCTTTCAGGCAAATCCATCATTTGTCTTAAATAAGTTTCCAAACCAGCATCGGGAATAATAGCTCCTTGTTGTATCAAACCTGTCAAAGCTTTCGCCACATCAACATACCGAGCCACTCCGATATTGGAAAACTCCAAAGTCGGATAATCCGAAACAGTATAATTCAAATCCACCAATTGCTTTATGGCATACTTATTAATCGCATCTTTTATCTGGCGAGCCAAAGCAGTCAAGTTATTGTGAAAGGTAGAAGAATGGTCGGCACTCAAAGCCCGAGAACCATAAGGTCCAGAACCTAAATCAAGAAACTGAGCCAAAACGCTTATTAATATCTCCCTGTTTAATCTTTGAATTGTAGCACTGGGGTCTTTTACCAACTTCGCTTTGGTATCAAGAAAGCCAACCTCCCAGTCACTCGGATAAATCAAGTAAGATTGCTCATTAGCTCGGATATTCTTTAAAAGATTTTCCATTCTTGTCTTATCTTTCGTTGTATAACTTTTCGGCAATTTCCCATAAGGAATTCCAAGTCCCTGCCTTTCAAAAGCAATAGCATTTATTTTTTCAATATGCGATTTGAAATACCAAGAACGATAAGCGTTCCTAAGCACAGAAATGCCTACCCAATTGTCACCCTCTTTCTGATGAGTAAAAATCAAAAGTTTCTCAATGGGAATTGAAATAGTTGACTTTCCTTCAACTGGCACAGGTAAAGACTGGGTGATACCATCTTCCCCGTTTTCCGTTTTCCACTTCAAAATTGTCTTTGGCAATCGGGGAGCAAACTTACGCCAACCTATCATTTGTTTTCCTCGGAAATTAACCGCAGTAAAAACTTTTTCAAACACGGAAAAACCAAAAGGAAGCATCAGTAATGCCTGTCTTAGGAAATCGTCCCAAGTAATTGTCATTTTATTGAACAAGCATTCAGAAACAAAATCAGCCACCTCCCTATCTTTTTCATCTTCGGAAGCTGGCTGTATATACCAATTGGCAGCCCGAATGGGTAATTCACAAGCCAACAAAGCAGCTTTAATCACCCCGTCGGACTTTCTCATTTTGTCGTAAACCACCAAAGCCTGAGAGCCTGTAAGTTCTTGAACATAATCTTCGCCAGTGATATAACCACCGAAAATTGTAGTTCCAGTTTCTCCAAGCTCCTCATCCATCTTGGGACTTTTGAAAATTTTAAGCTCAAAAGGTCCTATTTTCATTTGTTTTTGTCTGACCTTCTATTAATTAAAAATAACATTTAAGAAGAAGTGCTGTCAAGAGAATTTGACAATTTTATTATTTTGTTGTTTAATTTATTCCCTTCTTTTTTTTAATTCGTCCAGTTCCCTGTAAAACTTTTTCTGTTCTTCTGTTTGAGGTTTAACAAACTTCTGGGGAAACTCCTGCTTTGAATAAGTTCCGTAATGCCAACCCCATTCCCAACCACATCGGCAAATCTCTACTTGGTGTGTTTCACAAAAAACCCGAGTTGGAATGTTAGTATGTTTGCTTTTATATTCTTCTAATATTTTACAACCTTTTTCGGAAGAATGAAAGTGTTTGTTTTCTAATTGTTTTTGATTCATTAAAATTCTTTTCTTAAAATTTCCGAAGTTTCTGGTCTTCCTCCCTTACTCTCTTCGTCCCAAGGTCCCACTTCTTCAATCGGCTTCTCTGGTTCTGGGAACGGAGAAGGAGCAGCCCCAGTGAAAGTAAGCATTAAAGCATCAGCCACATCGGGAGATTCCAGTCCTCGCTTTGACATTTCTTCCTTACTCTCAATTTTCAACTGACCACTTTTTTCCGACTTCCATTTGTATTTGATATTCGCCAACTGAAAAAAATCTTCATCATTCGGCAAATCGGCTTTCTTTATCCAGCTTTTAATAGCCCAATAACATTCAGCTCTAATGTTGGCGTAATGGTCTGAATCCTCTGCCTCCGCTCCAACATTGACTCCATTTACCATTTTTTCTTTTTCGTGAAGCCTATCAACCACTCCGCCACCAACCCCAATATCGTCAATAAAAACCTGCTCTGGCTTTATGTTTTCTGTTTCCATTACTCTAAGCACCCTGGAAACTGTTTGCATCGTGCTTTCTTTGCTATACTTCTCTTTTTTAAGAACTTTAAATCCCTGCCTAACGACCAGAACGGTAAAGTTATGCCCGAACCGAGCCACATCTACTCCTAATTTCTTCTTACCTGTGGGGTGAACTTCCCGCAAGAAAGCGTTTTCTATATCATCAACAGAAATTAAGGTATCGGTCTCAGTTTTCGGGAATTCACCCTTAACTTTTATTAAATAAAGATTGCTGTCCTTTCCATACTTTTCCTCCATTTCCCTTGGATAGGTTGGCGACATAAGCCCTGGAATAACAACTCGGTTCTTTTTAATATTTGGGATATCCGTGTCCTGAATGTGAATTTTATATACCCCTCTACTTGTAAAAAGTTTGGCGAAGGAGCCCGTCTTACGATAAGGGTTTCCAAGTGCTAATAACTGGGCTTTCTCAGAGGTTAAAAGACCGTCAATCGCTCCCCAAATTGGCTCTTCCACCCCAGAACCCTCATCAACGACAATCAAAATTTTTCCAGTGGGAGAGTGAAAACCCAACATTCTTTCTGCCACCTCGGATGCTTCACCCTCCTTTCTTGTAGCAAGGCCAATAGCAAACCAATTTTCAGAAAATTCCAGTTTTGTTTCCAAAAGCTTCCCACCAACCCCAAATAATGGTTCAATTTCTTCCATTTTTTTGTAAGCACCCCTTATCTCTCTCCACAGAATTTCCCTCACCTGTGTCCAGCTTGGAGCGGTGGTGATTACTAAACTATCTGGATTAATCATCAGATATGTCAAAACAATACGAGCGGCATCAAAACTTTTTCCAGAATCGTGGCAACTTCTAACCGCTGTCTTTTTGTTTTTATGCAATAATACAGACTCCGCTATTTCCTTTTGTTTTTCCCAAAGTTTACATTGAAATAACTTTTCAATCCCCCAAACTGGGTTCAATTCAATCGCTTTCAGTATTTGAGTTTTTTCCTGTTGATTCAGCATCTTCTATAATCTTTCTGGCTTCCTTCACAAGTTCAATGAAAAACAACGGCTTTTCCTTTGCTCCTTGAAGCTCGGTAATATTGGTCGGTAAGCCAAGCTCTATATGAAGCCACTTGTTAATTTTATCTATCTTTGAAACGGGCAGATTGGACATAAACTTTTGTTCGCTTTCGGAAAGTTCCTGTCCTGCCAGTAATTTTCCATAGCACTCCAAGTAACTCATTAATAAACTGTAGGACAACTTCTTTGCTGTAAGAACATCTTCAAGCTTAATTTTCATTTTCTCTATCAGCTCTTTTTTTGTTTCTTCCCGAGCCTCTTCCATTATTTTTCGCTGATATTCCTTCTTCTCCTCCGTCCAATTTTTAATGTTCCGCTTCACGCCTCCGCTCTGTGCCACGTTTGTACCCAATTTGTGCTTGATAAAAGTAAAAACCTCCTCAATGTCTGATTCAAAAAATTCCTGCTTCAGTTTTTCCCAATTATACTTAGCTCTCATAAAATTAAATATCTATCCAGTTTTAATATCCCTAAAAATAATCTTCGGCAATTTATTGTTGACCTTTTTTACAATACCAGTGTTTTGGGGTTTTTTTACCATAATAATTTATCTTTAACTTCTAATTCCTCCTTCTTTTTTTTATATCTTCCCACCACCTTTTTGACAAGAAAATGCCTGCTTCTACCTTTTTTTGACCTATGTTCTCTGTGAGGATGAAAATTAGCTTTTAGCGATTTTACTATTCTTGCCATTTTCTATTTGTTTTAATTCTTCTGGTGACACAATTTTAATGTTAATTTGTTTATTTCCCACCTTCCTATCCAATTCATTTTTGATTTTAAGCCTATCTTCGTAAGAAAGTCCACCGTAATTGTAATCCTTTCTTTTCAGAGAATAATACCAATCAGCTTCGTCTGTTTTTATTTTATCAAGGTTTAACTCATTAAAAAACTTTATTGACCATTTTTCAAATTCTTTACCAAAAACAAACTTTAAAAAAGACAATAATTTTCCAGCTTTTTTCCACTTGGGTGCCATCCCGCCAACTTCTCTTGTAGTTAGAATGCTTAAAATCCTTCTAATTTCTTTTAAGGGATTATCCCTCAATTTTCTTTTATCTAAATAAGGCAAAACGTCTTGAAACCTCGCCCTGTAAGCAAAGTCATATTCAAGCATCATACAAACAACGGGAATTGTTCTTTCTACTCTTTTTCTCATTTCTTCCCCAGGAATCTTTTTGGCAATCGCATCCATTGCTCTGTAAACCTCTTTTGCTGCTATGCAATATTTCTCAAATGGCAAAACCCATCTTTCTAATGCCTTGTAAGAAACATTGAGAAAATACTCCCAAAAATAAACTAAAATTTCCCTTTTCAAAAATTTCGGCAAGAGCATAAAGAGAAAAGCATTCAATCCTAAAAAAACCATTATTATTCTTGAAGACAGCAAAACAAAGAATCCAGATAATATCTTTTTCGGCACGCCAATCGCTTCTACAATGACTATGTATGGATGTCCTTTAAAAACATAATTGCATCCCAAATATCTTGTAAAAATACCATTTGTCGTATTGTCAATTTTTTCCACTATTCCAATACAATCTGGCTCTGTCCCAAAAGCCCCGATAACAACTTGTGCTTCAGATAACTTTTGCATCTTTTGGGGCGTTCCACTTAATCTTGTTTCTTTTGAATTATTCATTTTCTTTCTTAATTTTTTCAATTAATTCTTTTGGAATTTCTTCTGGTTTTATAACCTGAATTTCAAGTTCCAAACCATACTTCCCCATTATTGGCACCAAAGCCATTCCATATTCTTTTCCAAGAGCTGTAATTTTATCCCTAAACTCATTTTTCTTTAAACTTTGGAACAATCCCCCAACGCACTCTATTTCAATTCCCAACTCATACTTATTCAAAAAAACTGGCACAATTC